CTTGCTTCCTATCTCTGCCATTGTTACTCCTCGGGCAGTCTGATGCCCTATTTGTTATTTCCTAAGTCTTTCGACAAGTTGTGTATAAGCCCCGGTACGTTCAGCTGAGACGCCTTCTGCCTAGCTTCCTGCCATGCACCGTATCTGCTGTAGCCGAATGGCCTTTTCTGCAGCGGTGTTCCGGGCGGCGGCGCTGGGACCGCGATGACTCTCACCTGAGTGTTCAGGAAGTTCCTTCCCTGCATCCTTATATGGAAGTACACTGTCTTGCCATCCGGGGATGACTGTATAGACTCGGCGTCCCGTAAGAGGTCCACGTCATCCGGCAGGTTGTTGTCGTTGTATATCTTTGACAGGTACGCGCTTGGCTTGCTGCCTACCAGCAGTCCACTCTGGTACTCGCCGTTGAGGAAGTCGTGCACGCTCCCGCCGGGGAAGTTCACGTCCGCTTTCGCGCCCTTGTGTACCCAGTTGTTTCCTACGAAGGTCGTTCCTCTTGCGAAGATAGCTGCGACGTTCGACGCTGCCTTGTGGTAGTCGCCGTTCTCGAGTACGATCTGTGTGTCCAGCTCGTATGCCATCTGTTGCTTGAGCAGCCCACGGTTCTTTACTCCGCGTTCCTCGTGGTCCTTGAAGTTCTTCATAAGTCCCCCGTACGCCTCGTCGGTTGTCGCATCTCTGCGTCCGCCGGGGAGTAGCTGGTCCTCGTTCCATTCGTAGGTACGTCTGGTAGGGTCCTTCTTGATTGCGTTCATCAGTGCGATGTTCGAGAACACTTCGGTCTGGCTCATCCCCATCACCTTGAGCTTCTTTGACGCGTCCATGATCGTACCGGCCGCGTCTTCTCCCAGCTGCCGTGATAGGATTACGTCCCCTAGCTTACTGGCTGCTTCGATCTTGTAGGCGAGTGTGTCTCGCGCACCTGCCTGCTCCAGCATCTCAGGCTTGCTGAGGTCTGCTGCTACGCCAGCGAATAGCTCGCGTACGATAGGTACCTCACCCACCTTAGGTGTGCTTAGTATCTTCTTGAAGGCTGTCGGGTTCTTGTATATCTGGAACATCAGGTCTTCAGGCTCTACGCTGAGTGACGCCGGTCGTGCCGGGGTGTCAGGTCGTGCGTAGTACTCCTCCTTCTCTGCTATTGCCAGCTCACGTGCCGTCTGCAGCGTAGCCGTTTGTACTGCTGTGGTCAGTTCCGACTTGTTCATGCCGTCTAGGACCGCAGTGTCGCCGTACCGTACTGCTGATACGTGAGTAGCTAGCTCCTGCCTGCGTACGGCTTCCCTCTTCTGGACTGCTGCCAGCTGGTCTACGTACGCTGTGGGCTTCGCAGTGAGTGCGCCTTCCGGTGCCTGTGCTATCGCTGCCTGCAGCTGCTCCATTGTGGTGTTAGGGTCTGAGGCCATGTCTTCGATCTCACGCCCGAGTCCCCTGATCCTGAAGTCGTAGTCCTGTGTGTGGCCCGTGACTGCTTCCTCGTACTGCGCACGCTCGGCTGTGCCCAGCTCAGCGATGTCGCCACGCTCCTCGAGTATCTTGTGGAGTGTGTCGTCGCCTTCCGCGAGTAGGCTCATGGAGGTCTGTGCCAGTGCTGTCGCCCGTGCCTCTGTGGACATGTCCGCTGACGCGTCGTCCAAGTGGTCGAGCAGGTCATTGGTCAGTACCTGAGTCTGGCCGGGGTCGGGCATGGTGCCGTCAGTCGGTGTCTTGGCCTGAGTGAGCTTGCGTGTCAGGTTCAGCGCAGTCTCCTTGACGTACTCACGGGCGGAGAACTGTACGTACTCCTCGTGAGCTGTGTAGTGCTGGGCGTCCGCTTCCTTGGTGCGGTCCCTGTACGTCTCGCGGATCTTGTCCTGCATCGCGGGATCGTTCTGGTACTTGTCCAGCTGCGCTGCCAGCTTCTCAGCCTTGAGCTGCTGGTACCCTGCGTCGTCTAGCTTGTGTGCCTGCACCTTGATCTCTTTGATGAGGTCACGGCTCATGGATGTAGTTGCGTCTGTTACCATACGCTCCTGCAGCCCACGGAGAGTTGCACCCTCACCGAATATCTTGGTGTGGAGTGTGCTGCCCATCTCGGCTGCACGTGCTTTGCCTTCCTCGGTACCGCCGGACTCGTAGCCCTCTGCGTATGCCTTGGCTGCTTGGCGCTCGTCGTAGTTCTGTGCCAGTCCACCGGCGACATTGACGAGCTTGTTGATTACCTCTGCCTTGCCGTCTGATCGACGGGTGACGCGGTTGGCTGCTTGCCCACCGACACCCCCGCCTGACTTGACTGCGGAGCGTGTGGTGGTGAGCTGGCCTTCGTTGACGTCCTTTACTTCCTGCCTGTACGACTTGCCGTATAGTGTGCTCATAACTTCTTAGCTCCTGCGTATGCCCCGAGGCCTGATAATGCTGCCCCGGCCAATGCCATGCCTGCTGACTGACCGCCGCGTGCTGAAGTCTTGTACTTCTGCCCACGTGCCTGCCACTCGAGGTCCTCGAACTGCTGGCCTATCTGTGACATAGCTGACTGGCGCTGCTTGTTGATAGCCAGCTTAGCGCGCTCTGCGTTTGCTTGGTGTGTGCTTATCGTCTGGTCGACGTTGGCTCCGGTGGAGCCTGAGACTGCAGCCTGTACCGTGGCGTTTGCCACTGCTGCCTCCTCGTTCTGTGCTACTTGTATCGTTTGGTTCAGTGCAGCGTCGGATACTTCCCGTGCCTGCCCTGCCAACATTGACTGTGCTCTCTGGCGGCTGGCGTCCACCTGTGCGGTGTTCCTGCCTGCCTGCCTAGCAGAGTCTTTCCACGAGTCGTCTGACTGTGAGGATGAAAGTAAGGACCCTGCTACTGCTGTTGCTACTGTTGCCCAGACCATAGTGGTCCTCCTTATGAATTAGTGACTCCCGGCCTTGCGACCGGGGTCTGAGCGTCAGAATCGACGCCCTTTGTTGTTGTACGCACCTCGCCACTCTATCTGGTGTATGTCCATACCCACGTGCTCGCTTGCGCGAAGTGTGAGTACGCCTACGTCAGACTCGGCTCGGTACTGGACACGGAATGTGCCACGGTTGTACCCTATATACGTTGGTACGCCTGCTGCATCTACGCCACGCCACTCCTGTAAAGGATAAGCGGGTCCACCTGTCTTCAGGTTTACGCGTGCATCTAACCAGCCTGTGAGCGATATGTCCCAGTCTGAGATGCGGAGCTTGGCGCGCTCCATGATGATGCCACTACCGTCCCTGACGTCTATGTCGGGGAGTGTAATAGTTGAGGTGTACTTGTACCCGTAGTAGACCGTACCGCCGCCCATGTCCGTGTCTAGGACTAGGTTGGGGCGCGTACCTGTGTACGCGATCTGGTTTCCGGGTTCGGGACATCCGTCGCCTTGTACCACTAGCAGGTCGCTTACGCCATCGAACAATCCGCCTCTGTGTACTGGGTACTCGCTGGGGATGGTCAGAGTGGTGTTGACGCCTGTCTCTATCTTGCGGCAGTCTAGGTGTACGTCACCGTAGTTGTACTGCCAGATCGTGGCTTGCTTCCGTGAACCGTTCAGCTCTATGCGGTACAGTCGGAGACGACCTTCGTCGGTTTCTCCTACTGCGCCTAGTGCCGCGACCTCTACGTAGTCTGGGCCTGCTCGCATGGTTATGATCCTGCACCCCCAGTCAAACTGCCACCACGCCCACGTGGGGTCGAGCGGCTTGAGGATGTCGATCTGTGGCTCGAACTCCATCGTATAGATACGACGTTGGTCGGTTGCCATGCGGACATAGACTATGCCGGTGTTGGCTGCTGTCTGGATCTGCTGTATATTGCCCTCCATGAGACCTATCTGCAGGTCGGCCATAGGCTTCGCAACTGACAGGTTATCTATCTGAGGGTCTAAGCTGAACTGGCTGATTCCGCTCGACTGACCGTAGGTGGTCGCAAAGAAGATGTCGTTGCCTGCCGACTTAGGTGTTGCTGTTACTTCCGCCTCGTACGAGCTGGCTTGCGGTAGGGATGCGTTCACGGGAGTGAGCGCGACGTTACCGGAGAACCGGAATTGTCCCTTTGGACCGAAGACCATGAGGTCGTTGTTGTGCGTTACGAAGTGCTCCAGCCTGCTTGCTGCTGCTGCAGTTGACTGTATGCTTATCGGGGATGTCGCTAGGAGCTGAGTCACCGTGCCACGGAACCATTCTTCCGGTCGGTTAGTGACGCTCATCATCACCTTGTCTTCTGCCAACAGGCATAGCCGGTTCTGGAATGTAGCGATGTCTTTCAGCTTACGGTCTAGGAACTCCGGGAACGGGTTGGTGGTGTCGTCACCCGAGGTTCGTCGTGATAGCTGACGTACCGCGTCTGCGGATACAGTGTTGAACGTACCGAACTCGAAGGTGCCGTCCTCCCTGCGGTGCAGGATATGTGGCATCGTGTCGGGGTTAAGCTGTGTGTCCTGATTAGGGGCGGAGTCTTCCACCCACCGTACTTCGGGCACTGCTTGGTAGTTGCCTACCACGTCCCTGAAGTAGCACTGGTACTGGCGACCGTCGATTAGCTTGATGGGTGCGTCTACCGTCCCTTCCCATGCGTGAACACTGCCTGTGGCTGCGTCCGGTATGGCGGTGGTCTGGTACATGAACGCCTGAGCTATTCGTATAGGCTGTATGCCAGTCTCGTCCCACACTTCCATGAACTGGATCGTGTCTGCTGGTACAGACTCTGATGCGGGGCCGAGGAAGTTCAAGAACACTGTGGTCTTGTCGTTGCCGCTCTCCGGCAACTTGATGCTGAATGAATGCTGTATGCACTCTTGGTTCGGGAAGCCAGCGAGTGGGAACCGTGTAGGTCCGAAGTCTCCTGTCTCACCGAAGCCGGGGATGTTAACGAAACCTGTCACGAAGTTGGACGCGTTGCTGCGGTCCTGTGATGTCAGGGTCCAGTCTGCTGACGGTAGTGGGTTAGGTGCCTCTGCCTCGAGTACTGGGTCCGCACGCATATAGAATACGCCACGGTCGTTCTCTTGGTTCGGGTTCACTGTCAGCAGTGCGCCGGGGTGTGTGAACCTAGGCAGCTCGTCGAGTGACTTCACTGAGCCGTTGATGGCTAGGAATGCACCGCCTGTGCCGTCCTGTACCGATACCTTCAGGTACGGACGTGCGTCACCACCCTTTGCAGGGATTATGGATATGGCGCTGACCCGCCCCACGAAGGAGGAGTCTGCCTGTATACCTATCTCTGTTGGGTTCGTGCCGCCTACTACGATTGTCTCCGTGTACGTACCGTTGCCTGACTGGAATGTTCCGAGTCCTGCTCCCACGCCCTCACCGAGTACTGCACGGACTGATCCGGCCACGTAATCGGTTATGGCGTAGATCACTTCGCACGACTGACCGGCCTGTACGGGCTGGCCGTCGTCGTACATCTTGATTGTGGTTACCTGATTCCCGTCCATGAAGTAGACGCCTGCGCCCTCGTCTACCCAAGGGTTGACCAGTCCGCCGAGGTTCGTCGGGGTGTTCTTCCACAGCTCCGAGCCTACGCCTGTAGATACGTTACGGAACACGATTGTGCTACCGTCGTCGTCTATCTCCAGCTCGTTGTCGTTACCTGTGCTGACGAGGTGTGCGCGTAGCTTAGCCGCTATCGCACCTATGGTAGTCTGCACGCCAGTATCGACGTCGTCTATGTCCGGTATAGGCTGGACCGGGTGGTCCTCGCCTATCTCGTATGTGACGCTGGTCTGTGTGTAGTCTGGGTTCTCCCACGATATGATGACTGTGCTGAATACCCGAGGGGCCTCACGCAAGGTCAGCATACTGTGGGCTGTGTATACGGGGTCAGAGTTCTCGATCTTTCTGACGTACTCTTCCCGGTTGATTACGTAGGTTGTGCTTCCTGCTGTTACCAGCTGAACACCGTCGTTGCCTCCGCAGCCGCGTAGGTAGAAGTTACCGCCGGTCACGTTGAGCGTTACCTGCAGACCCGTGTCATCGAAGACAGCCTGCTGCTGGTTGAATTCGGTACTGTTGTAGTACCAGTACCGCTCGCCGTCCACTGTGATCGCCTTGAAGACGTCCACGTCGGGGTCGAAGTTTACTATGTTCTGGTTTACTGCGAGGTAGTCTGTATAGGAGAGGTCGCTGCGTACGATCTCTGCAGGGGGTCTACGTCGTAGGCCTTCCTGCTGATCGTTCCGCATGTTAACGCACTGCGTCATGTACTGACGGTCCTTGTGCATGCTCTTGTCTACAGTAGCCACGCCGGTAGTAGTTGATTTGATGCTACCTGCTGCTCTCATGGCTAGCCTCCGGGGATGTTAGGGTTGACGCTACCGCTGTAACGGTACGGTCGGACTCCGCCCATGAGTCTGATGACTGCTGGGTTGTAGCCGAGGTTACGTCGCTTGATCTCTAGGTCGTCCTTCTTAAGGTCCATCCATGCCGAACGTGCTGTCGCGTCAATACGGTCAGACTTGCGCTCGTCCTCGAGTTCGATTAGTACGTGCTCGCGTGCTGCGCTGAACCGGACAACGTCCTGTGCCACTAGGGGCAGGTCCTCGTAAGGTAGCTCGACCACGATGCTGACTAGCAGCTCGTCGATCTCGGTGAACACGTCCGACTGGTTGTACATGTCGTACGCGAAACCGTTGCGGATGGTGATGAAGCAGGGGCTGGCCCTGAGTACCTTGATGGCGTTAGCCGGGAGGGGGAACTTGTCGTTCACGTCCTTGGCTATTGTCACGTCGAGCTGGGTGTTGAACCACCAGCCACGCTTCTGTACGAATCTGCTCGCCTCTAGTATCCGCAGCTGTGCGGAGGCGGCATCCGGTAGACCGGTGAGCAGGTCGGTGACCGGCGCGTAGCCAGTCTGTGCGATGATGTAGTTCACTGTCTCTAGTAATGTGTACATGTTGTTTCCTTGTGCTATCCAAAGACAGGTGCGATAGCATACGTTATCCTGTCAGGTTGTTGTTCACTATATTGATCTGTCCACTAATAATGAACAGGTGAATAGAGTGTACGAAAAAATGGCCCTACCGCAAAAATGCGATAGAGCCAAGTTTATGAAGAGTGCTACTTACGCGCTCTTGATTACAGCTGCGTGCTCAGCACGGTTCGGAGTTGCACCGAATGCCAAGTACGAGTCAATGAACCACTGGAGTTCGATGTCGCTGTAGTAGACCTTAGAGGTCAGCGGGATGGTCTCGCCAGCCAGCAGAGCCTTAGGCATCATGATGAGGCCAACGACCTTAGCTTCTTCAGCAGAGACGTCATACGCGTTGTTGTTACCGGCGTTAGACAGCTCGTGACCTACAACAGCTGCCTGTGGCAGACGGTTGGTCTTGAAGATCGGGATACCACATGACTTCAGAACCATGCCTTGGGCGTAGTCGCCGTTAGCCATAGAGTAGTCAGCAGACAACAGCTTGTCGTTGCGCATCAGAGTGTAGTACTGAGTCGGGTTAACGAACAATACTGCGCCTTCGATTTCAACGTCGTTCAGCTCGATGCCTTCGCATGCGTCTTCGATAGCACGCTGCAGCTTGTCGGGGTCCAGCTCGTCGCCAGCCAGAGCCAAGTCAACTTGGACTCCGCCTTTCCAGCCAGTAGGCAGCTTAGTGGTTCCGGCAGTACCGTCGCCAGCTATTACGTTAGCAGCCTTGACGCCTTGGATAAGCATAGCTTCGTCGAAGAAACGACCGATGATCTTACCGTGGTCTTGACCCAGCTCAGCACGTACGTTGTAGTGAGCTTGGAAGTCGTCCAACACGTGAACGTTGTTACGAGCCAAGATGATAGTGTCGACTTTCACGGAAACGTTGTCGAACTCGGCAGCGCCAGAGTTAGGACGTGTGCCGGGAGCTACAGCTTGCAGGCTGGTAGAACCGATACGGTCGTTAGTGATAGTGTCAGTGCCACGGACAGGCTTCATGGTAACGAATTGCTTCATTACGGAAGTCTTAACGATTTGAGATTCGACTTCGCCGCCGTACTCTTCGATGTGGAGGGGGTTTACAGTGCCAGTGTCGACGGCGAACTGATGTCCGGGGCGAGTTAGGGCACCCGTCAGAAACGGGCCATTGATTACGTCAGCCATTATAGCTTCCTATTTTGAGTGTGGTTAAAAGCCACGCTGCATTGATGCTGCGCGACGGTTACGCAAGGCTTCGACCTCCCGTGACCCTTCACCGAACTGGCTCTGTGCTGTACGCATTTCAGAGACGTAGTCCTGTTTGGATAGCGGTTGGAAACCTGCTTGAGTTGGCCCGTCACCTGACAAAAGGTTGGGTACCTGAGTGAAGCCTTGCGACTTCTGGAACGTGGCGATAGCTTCCTTGATGGCCCACTCCGCTTTCACACCACCAGCTGCCAACATATCGTTGAGTGCTGTGCGGTCTGCGTCGGTGTAGCCTGAGGCCTCGGAGAGTACGAAGTCGCGGAGTCCTGTCCACGCTGCATCGCCCTTCTCCATGCCCAGTGATTCAGCAACAAAGTCCTGCAGGCGTGCTGCCTCGGCGTTGCCACTCTCTCTCTGGGATGCTATCTCGCTTTCTAGTTGCTTGGTTACAAGACCAGCTACCTCGGCTCCTAGGGAGTCGACGAGTGCTGCCTTGCTTGCCAAGGATAGGTCTCCTGACGCTGCCTCGACGAGAATGTCTGAGTAGCCGGGAACACCTTTCGAGTCCAGTAGCGCTGCTACCTGATCGAATGAGTCGTTCCCTGTCTGGAATACCTGCTTGTCCTGCACCTTAGTGGACGGCTCCCCTAATGAGAGTTCCGCCGGGGCCGGTGCTTCCTCTGCCACCGGCTCTACGGGTGCTGCTGCTGCCAACTGTGCTTCGTTGCTGGCTGCTGCTGCTGCAGATACGGGTGAGGATGGTGAGTCTGACCCACGTGTACCCGCGACGTCGGCAGGCTTGGCTGCGACTGGGGGTGCGGTGGGTGCTACTGGTGCTGGTGCGTCAGGCGCACCGCTTGGTGCCGGTAGGCCTGACTGCTGTACTGTTGGTTCCATAGTGTTCTCCCTGTTACAGTGGTTCCGGGTTGCCCATAGCGGCACCGGATGTTTCGGCGGCTGCCATTGACTGAGCCTGTTCGGCTTCAGCTTGCTTGGCTGCCTCTAACTCTGCTGCTATCTCGTCCTTAGACTTGATGATCTTAGCCGACTCGATGCCACGGTTGGTAGCGAGGATGCGGGTAAGGTCGTCCAGCTTCAGTGCCGCCAGTGCTTGAGGCGGTATGTTGTTGAAGATAGTGAGGTCGTTCATGAACATCATCATCTGCTCGTGCTCAGAGTTGCGGCTCAGAGACTCGACGCCTGTCAGTATGACGGGTTCGATCTCGTTCAGCTCGGAACTTACTGTAGCGATCAGTCGACGCGCCAGTGGCTGCTGCATCTCCTCGGCTAACCGAGAGTATACACCGCCGAGACTAGCTTCTAGCTCGTTGGCCTGCAGGCGGATCTCTTCTGCTGTCACTCGCTCAGCGTCACGGGTTACCTGACTGTTGAGTAGGAACGCAGATCCAATTCTCCGTCCATAAACATCCAATATCCCGTTCACGAACTGGAAGTCCTGCATCTTCTCGAGCTGCAGGTAGGCGATGTCGTCTGGCGTACCGTACACGTAGGTGCCGGATTCGGAGGCGTTGAGCGTGTCGATGTCGGTCTGCCCCATAGGGTTGACCAGTATCTTGATGTCACTTGCGATCGAGGCTAGGTTCAGTACTGACTCGGACAGCTTGCTGTAGACTGAGAAGTCACCAGCGTATTCCTCTACCAGACCCACGCCGTAGCTCTCGCCACGTACTAGGTTCCAAGTGAGGGCCATCCACGGTAGGTCCTGTTCAGGGTAGATACCCTGCTTCATGCCTACCACTGCAATGTCACCAGCTTCCTGCTTCACGAAGAACTTACCGTCTCCGTTACGGGTGATGCCGGTGTACAGGTCAATCTTGTCGTCGTCCTTGTGCCCCTTGCCCATGCACGCAACGCGCAGGTCTTCGGGTAAGGTCGAGCAAGTGCGCCTATCTCGAGTAATGATTTGTAGTACCTTGCCACTCAGGTCGCGCTTCACGCAGTAGTCGCGCAGGCTATATACCTGTGACTTCTGCTGGTTGTCGATACCCTCCGGGAAGAAGATGAGGGTGTTGCCTAGGGTGATGAGGTTCTTGACTGCCATGATGACTGACGTGCGGAGGTTTACCTTCTCCATGTTCCGCATGGACTCCTTCTCTACCTTGCCGGTGAGAACCTCTGCGTCTGCAGCGGTGAGTCCCATGTCAATGAGCTGGTCCATCTGCTCAGGTGTCAGTTCCAGTCGGTAGAATGGTCGACCGGGGGCGAACAGGGTCATGACGATCTTGTTCGCTAGGTGGTTGACGCACTGTGCCCCGAGGGACTGGTAGTCGTGTTGCATCTCTGTTGCGCCGTCGACATCTGCGTCGGGGAACAGGTGAGGGAGTGTCCAGCCAGCGTAATCTTCCCACCGGTTCTGGTGGGTGCCGCGATCTGATACTCCTTGATCGAACTGAATCTTCAGCTCGCATGTGTCTGTGCTTAGCCCGTTAATGCTCATCAGAATTGCATCCCGCCGAAGTTACCTACCTTGAACTTGCCGTTGCGGATGCTTTCCATGACCTTGTCACGGTCTGTCATCTGGCTGGTGTCGTCCTTGACCTCCTCGGTCAGGGACAGGGTGCCGGTGGCTGTCTCGCTGCCCGTCTTCTCCTCTGCGGTATCGCTACCTAGCAGGATCTGGTCGGGTGTGGCTATGCCTTGGCCTTGCATTGTCTCTGTAGACTCGCGGCGGCGGAGCTTCTGCTCTGCTATCCGCAGCCTCTCCACCTCTGCGAGGCGTGCCTTCTCTTCTTGCTTCGCGATGTCGCGAGCGCTGGGACCTGAGTCCCCGAATATTCCTCCCATTAGTGTCTCCTAGTTAGAATGTGACAGGGCTGCCCGTCTCGGGGCCGCACCATCGTGTGGGAAAATGTGAACCCGAACAGGCCAGCGTACTTCATGAGCTGGGTGTTGCCGGGGATGACGAACACTCGGAGGTCGAAGTAGACTTCCCAGATGTCCAGTGTGCTGCGTATGTCACGCACCACTGCTGGAGACCAGCGGTGTACGTCGTTGTGTACGAAGTGGTAGTCGTCGTGTGGCTCTAGGGACAGCCGGTAGTCCGGAGTCTCCCTAACTAGTATCTCGACTCTATCCATCTACCCTGCGTCCTATGACGCGGGTCTCAATGAACTGTATCAGGTCTTGCTGCCCTTGGGCGTACGCTACCTGCTCAATAGTTGTCCCCTTGCTCCACATTGGTGCAGGGACCTTGGCTCTGATGAACTTTATATCGTTCCGAACCAGTCCACGTGGGTCCAACCTTGCTTCTTCCTTTATATACACACGGTCCCTTCCGGTCTCTTTGTAGATGAGGTCCGCAAGTAAGCCGCTGATTAGTAAGGTAAATTGGTGCATGATGCCTCCTGTAAACGAAAAGGGGTGGTGGCCCCGAGGGGCCACCGAGGAGAACACTATGACTGAAAGAACTTTTGGTTCCTTCTTAGGGTGCCCATTCAACCGAAGAAGTACTTGGAGTCTAGGACGTCCAGTATGTCTAGGGACCCCATCTCTGGGGGTTCGGGCAGCTCTATTGAGTCATCGAGCCTCTGCATTTCCATCCTCCACTTGGCTAACCAGTCCGTCTCGAAGTACATCTTGACGAAGGTTATCCTAACAATATCAAAGAGTTGTGGCGTATCGCACGCGTGAACTCCGAAGTCGTCGTGGATCATTGCCATGCTGTACAGGCCCCGTTCCTTGGCCTCGAGCACGGACAGTACCATGTGGCTTGCGTCCAGCGCGTGCACGAAGTTGGGTGCTACCCCGTTCCGTGCCCTGAACTTCTGGATTCCTGTCTCCGATCCTTGGAGGAACAGGTTGATCCTGCCGAACAGGTCCGTTCTGACACGCACTGCCTCGTACTCCGAGTAGTGCTGGTAGACGGGGAAGTCCGCCGGGGACATCCATCTGGCGTATACACCAGCGTCCGCCACCGCCGAGCTGCAGTTCTGTAGCCACTGCATGCCCTCTCGGGCCGCGACCACCACGTTACCGATAGCCTCCCACATGATGGGGGTGGCGTAGGTGGCGAGCTTCCGGGACTCCTTGTCCTTGTCTCTCCCCTGCAGCTCCTGTATCCAGTCGAACAGATACTGGCGGCAGGACTGCTGGGTCGAGCCGTAGGGCAGTGTCATTACTGGACGCTTAGCGCACTTCCTATCTGGATGAAGGGCGAGAACCTGTGCTGCCAGTTCGTCTCCACTAGCTCGTGTGAGGAGCCTTCTAAATTCACTGCTGACTTCAGCATAGATATCCGATGGGAGTTCAGAATCGGTGAGGTTAACACCCGCGCCTCCTCTAGGGTCACGAAGCAAGGCTCCATAATGTTGAAGGCCGTTACAGCTCCCGTCCAATCCAACCGGTAGATGGCTAACAAAGTTAGGGTCTGTTCCATAGTTACATCCAGCCCATTCAAAACAAAACGCAGCAAATTGGAAAGGCTTGTCTGCCCCAGCGATGAAGCTACGCGATGCACTTCCTCTTGGGTCTCGCACAAATGCATCGATAGATTGCTGCTGATCCATAACCCATCGAACTCGATCATTGTAATCTGACTTGTCGTATCCATACTTGTTTGCTCCGTTGATTGCGAGCCAGCGTACGCCCTCTCGACCGAGGGGCTTACCTTCCGCGAATTGAATCATACCTTTGATATGGTCTGGTCCCTGTGGTGACAGGGTAGTGCTGCTGCAGTAGATGCGGCCACGGAAGTCGCATGTGTAGGTGAACCAGAAGCTCAGGTCCGTGAGCCGTGCAGCCATGTTGAGGCTCTGCCCCAGCACGATTAGCTCGTTGGCGTTCTGCTTGTTACGTCCGTGTACTCGCTTGGCGTCCACGAGCCACTGCATGTGCTCGTCCTCAGGGGCGTCGTCTCCGGGGTGCTCGGGTACTGGGTACCTGTCTGCACGCGGGATGCCGAACCCCTCCCAGTTGGCCTCTGTCGCTGCGCGTACGAGGGACACGACGTCTGGGTTGAGCTGCCATGCGGTGCCTTGCATGTGGTTCACTGCAGTGATGTGCTTGTACGGGTAGGACGCCTCCACGAACTCGCGGTGTGCCTGCCCCTTGGTCTTGATGAATGGTGTGCTGCGTCGCAGCTCCGGTGTGTGGAACCCGCCTAGCACCTCGCCGTTGTGCCGCTCCCACTGGATGGGTGGCTCAATCATGGGGCGCTTGATGGGCATGGTCTTGGACAGCAGGTCCGTCTCGTCCACCACGTAGTCATCGAACTCTAGTGTGGTGTCGATGTAGTGCCGGGGGTGCTTGCCGTTGTGCTTCTTGGTGAGCACGAAGCAGTCATCCATCGTGGTGAGTATCGCCTTGATGATGCGGACTCCTACTTGGGCACGCTTGACGTCACCCCAGTCCTCCCACTTCATCTCGGCGTCGCGCCACTTCTTCTGGTAGGTCTTAACCTTGTGGCGGAGCGAGGTCACGTTCTGCTGTGCGAGTGACGTCTCGATCTTGCCGACGAAGGCTGGGTTGTCCTGCCTGAATACGTAGAGCTGCTGGTCATACTCCAGCCGCCTGCCTATCTCGGTGGCGAGTCCCGAGAGGTACTTGCCACTGTCGTTCTTTGCGTACGCTGCCTGCAGTAGTGTGAGCAGGCCGATGTACGCGGGGATGTTGTAGTCCTGATAGAACTCCTTCCCGTCGTGCCGTGTCGCAGCAATGCGGAGGGCCTGTACGTATGCCCCTCCCCTACCTGCAGTAGGTCGGGCTGCCGACTCTGCCAGCGCCTCCCCTATGTTCAGGACACGTTGGCGGAGTACGGATGCACCGACTTTGGTTTCGTCTGTTTTGCCTGCTCGCTGGGCTTGGATCTCACCGTCGAAGAAACGGTCCATGCCCTCGCGATAGGCTTCAGCTTCCCACTCCTGTTGGTTCATGGTTACTCCTTGATTTCATTTACCTCGCGCACCTTGAAGACAAAGTCTTCCGTCCCGTTGTCGAAACGTATGAAGTACATGACAGACATCACATCAATGATGGTGCCTGCCATGACTTCGTCGCTACGCTTGGGGTTTGGTGCCGTCACGCGACACCCCGCAGCCAGTTCCGCCACTAGTCTTCTACTAGCTCTGGCTCAGCCTCGGCTTGTGCCTGCTCCTGCTTGGCACCGTTGTAGATACCGACTACGATAGCTCGGTAGTCTACTGGTACACCCTTGGCCTCTGCCTCGAATGCTGCTTCAATCATCTCGATTGCGTTCATGTTTGCTCCTTATAGGCGTCATAGTTTGCGCAGAACGCTTGGTAGTCCTGCTTAGATTGATCGAGCACTGCTCGCATGTGACCGGTCTTGCTCCGGTCGTCGTCCAGCATGCCGTTCACCTCAGCGTCGATCATGAGTGCACAGCACGCCATGATGTGAGCCAGATGTGATACGCCACTGCCGGGGACAGGGTCACCGTCTACCGCAACTGGGTCGACGTCTTCGCCGTCAGCCCACAGCATGAAGTGCCGCAGGAGGGCGTCGTGGTATGTGCTGGTCGCGATCTTAGTGTCGCGGTAGTTGTACAGCCCATACTTGTAGCCGCC